GAGACAATCGAAACTATGGATATTGCTGCCGGTGGAGTTCCCGATGTGACCGTCAATACTAGTACAAAAAGCATTGATTTGTCAACTGGTGGAACTGTAGCCGGTGTTGGTGCAACTAGAACAACTAACACCTATTTTCCTTTAGGTAGAGGACGTTCTACCGAAGCAGTATTTGGAGTATCAATGACCGGAGCCACTCCTGGAGTGCTTAGACGTTTTGGAATGTATGATGAGTATAACGGATTCTTTTGGGAAATTTTAGAATCTACTGGACTTGACACCACATACGATCCTGCTGGCGCTCTAGACACCTTTGGAGAAACTGTTATTTGTGCGGTTCATAGAACTAATACAACAGGATCAGTCGTAAATCATATCATAGCAGCAGTGAATTTTAATGTTAACACGTTAAATGGTACGGATGCAACAGGATTTGATCTTGATATAACTCGACCAAATCTTTTCTGGATCGATATACCGAATAGTGGGGCAGGTTCTGCTAAGTTCGGAGTATATAATGATGCTGGAGATAAATTGCTGGCACATACTTTCAGTTTCAATAATAGTGCTTTGTTTTCGGGTGCCCCCATTCCAGCATCTGCTTTACCTATTAGAGAAGAGGTTAGAAATTTCGGAGCAGGAGTTACTAATCAAGAAACCATATTAAAGATGGGCAAAGTTACAGTATATACGAATGAAAATGCTTCACGATATACGAACGCCCAGACGTTCCTTCATGGAAATGTTCAAAATAGACATGCTATGATGGATGACACACGAGGTGAAGTTCCTTTAATTGCAGTTCGTGCTGAACGGTTATTAAATAGTATTGTAAACAGAACTTATTCTAAACTACACGATATGAATGTTAATCTCCAAGACGAAAGAATAGATAGATTTTTTGGAGGCGTTATTGCTACTGATGCGATACCTATGGTTAATCATAATTTGTTGGACGGTGATAAGGTTCAGTATCAAGATGGTGTAGGGGCAACGGTAACCGGATTAGACGATCATCAATACTATTATGTCATTAAAATCGATGCTGATAATATAAAATTAGCATCTACTTATGAACTGTCAAGAGTACCAACACCCTTAACAATATCAGGTGGAGTAGTCACTAATAAATTGGTTGAAGCACCAGGCACAGTAGTAACATTGCGGATCCGTAAAAATTCCGATATTGCAGACGCGACTTGGTCTAGACATAATACAGTCAGATCAGCATCTTCGTGGAGTCAAAACGCAACTGGTTTCAGATTGTCTGAAAACGTTGTAGTTGCGACCGGAGGAACAAATTATGTTGCTGGAGATATATTAGAACTCGATTCAGGAATAGTTAACCATAGAGAAGCGGTGTTAGAAGTAATTGAAGTATCAGCAGGAGCAATAGTTAAAGTACGTATTCTACCTTTGACGGGAGGACATCTATTAGAAACTGATGGTGTATCAAATGCTAATTATGGTTCATATAATGGAAAAATTAGTGGTGCGATAGGACATAAGGCAAGTGGTGTTGGGTTCAGTGCCACCGCGGGTGCGGGTGCTACGTTCTCTGTATCGGTTAAATGGGGCCATGGGTTCTGGTGGACGAACTTTTATAAATCTTGGGGTGAATATAATTTCGGAGGAAGTGATATTCTATCTGCAAGGGTCAACCAAGATATAGCATTTTGTTACGGACATTCTGATAATAGTGAAGAAAACTTACAAAACTTGACTGTCACAGGCCAAGTCTACCAACCAGGATATAACGCGAAGGTTCAACTATCATTAAATTGGCAAGAGATACAGTAGCATGTTTGTGGGCAATTACGGGAATTATTGGCAGTGGTTACCTGCTGATGAGAGTGGTTATCCTGGCCAGAAAGTGGCATTCGACGGTGCAACAAGAACCATCTATGTAAACGAGGGTGTTTCCGAACTTGATACAAAGATTGACTTGTACTCTGCATGGAAAGAATGGGTGTTGGCATCTACGGAAGCACCATCCCCTATTGTATGGGCAAAAGCATTTACTGCTATTGGTGGGGACCCGATTACTGCTGGTCAGGATCTAGGTACTACCTACTTCTTAGAGAACGGTTGGAGAATACAACCTATTCCATATGGAACGTCATACACACTGACTATAACAGGTAACCTATATACTAGAGAAGCCGGTGAAACACCGTTTCGATTTGCGAATGGTGTTTCGGTATCATTGGTTAGATCCAACATCGTTGAATTAATTACGGTAGAAGCACTTGCGGTGGCAATTACACCAGATGATGTTACTGCGATCTCTAATGCAGCAGCAGATAAAGTTTGGGATGAACTACTTTCAGATCATACTATTGCAGGATCAGCTGGTACTAAACTGAAAGACAACTTGAAGAAAACACAATATATTGCAAGAATATAAAAGGAGATCCATTATGGACGACAATACTGACGTAGAAAATATCATAACAAACATCGGTGCCAAGAACTTTACCGCGGCCGAATCCAACTTTAATAGCGCATTGGACGATAGAGTCCAGATTGCTCTAGATCAAGCGAAGGTTAGAATCGCATCTAAAATTTTCGATGACACAGCGGTTGAGACCGAAGAAGACGAAGATCAATCTTGAGATTTAAAAAGGTATAAATAAACTCTATGAAGAAATTTTCTACTATAAGAGAAGCGAAGAAGACTGCACCCAAGGGTGATAAAGTTTCTTCGAAAAAGGTTGGCAAAGTTTCCGTTGCGGTGTACAAGGGTAAAGGTGGATTCACTGCATACATTGATGGTGACAAACTAGACACATACCGGTCGCAGAAAGAAGCAGAAGCAATGTCTACGGAATTCGCAAAGGAAGTATAAATGAAACTGATTGTAGAAACCATCGAACAAGAACTTGAGGTTATCACCGAAACGAAAAGCAACGGCGAAAAGTCTTATATGATTGAAGGTATTTTCGCACAAGCAGAAGGTAAGAATAGAAATGGACGTGTTTATAGCAAGAAGGTTTTAGAATCTGCTGTTAACAAATACGTTACAGAGCAGGTTAGCATGAAGCGGGCGGTAGGTGAGTTAAATCACCCTGCGGGTCCTACTGTTAATCTGGATAAAGTTTCCCACCTCATTACTGAACTTAGTTGGTCAGACAATGATGTGATCGGAAAGGCATCTATACTCGACACTCCTAATGGAAAGATTGTAAAAGGTCTACTAGATGGTGGCGTTCGACTGGGTGTTTCAACTCGTGGTATGGGTAGTCTTGAGAATAGAAACGGCGTCTCCTACGTAGGTAAGGACTATATTTTAAATACAGTCGATATCGTACAGGATCCATCAGCAGTCGGTGCTTTCGTTAACGGAATCATGGAAGGTGTTGATTGGATTTGGAACAACGGCGTTCTCGAATCTCGGGTAATTGAAGAAATTGAGACAGAAATTAAGCGCGCTCCAAAGAAGGATCTATATGCGGTCCAGATTCGTGAGTATAAGAATTTCCTCTCGTTGCTAAAAACAAACTTTAAGGAGTAACACATGAACGAAGATCAAGATTTCGAAAATGTAGACCTTCCTGACGGTGATGAAAACATCGAGGAAGAGAAAGGTCACGATCCGGAAAAGGCAGAAAAGCAATCCATCGACTCTGTAGATGCTACAGACGGTGTTGTTAAGAAAGCCCCATCCAGGAAACTGGACAGCAAGAAGCAAGATCCTAAGCAGAGTCTTAAGAGCAAATCTGGCATGTTAAACGCTATGTATTCTAAAATGGCAAGCATGAACAAGGAAGCACTTACGGCGATGTATAGCAAAGTTTCTGAAGATTTTGATGACGTTGAGATTGACGAGAAGAAAGAGGAACTTCCAGAAAGTTCTTATGACTTCTCTGAAGAATTGACTGATTTGGTTGAATCGGAAGCAACGCTCTCTGAAGAATTCAAGAGCAAAACTGCTATCATCTTTGAGACTGCGATTCGTTCTAAGATCGCGACGGAAGTCGGGAGATTGGAAGATGAATATCAAGAGAGACTTAGCGAAGAAATCGAGACTACTCGAACTGACCTCGTTGAGAACGTTGATAACTACCTCAACTATGTAGTTGAAAATTGGATGGAGGAAAACCAAGTCGCTGTTGAGACAGGTCTCCGTGCTGAAATCGCCGAAGATTTTATGAGTAACTTGAAAGAGTTGTTCGTTGAATCTTACATCGAAGTTCCTGAATCCAAGATTGACCTAGTTGACGAACTTGCTGTACAGGTGGAAGAACTTGAAGAAAAACTTAATGGACAAACAGAGTCTGTTATTACTATGTCTGAAGAACTTGAGTCATACAAACGTGCCACGGTTATCCGTGAACACAGTCGTGACCTAGCGGAAACTGAAGTTGAAAAACTGATGTCTCTTGTTGAGTCGCTTGACTTTGAAGACGAAGACACTTTTTCTGCCAAGGTTAAGACTGTTAAAGAATCCTACTTCAAGAAAGAATCTACAGAAATTGTAGATGAAACTCAAGATGATTTCGATGAAGAAACAGTTGCACCATCAGCAAAAATGGCACAATACGTCCAGTCCCTTCGTGGGTCTCGGAAGTAAAATAAAAATAATCCAATAGGAGCATATTAAATGCAAAATCAAATGCCTTTCAATCAGTTGATTGAAAAGTGGGCACCGGTCCTAGACGACGAATCTGCGTCTCCGATCACTGACCACTACAAACGCGCTGTAACAGCGTCCATTCTGGAAAACCAGGAACGCGTAACCGAAGAAGAAGCGGGAATGCTGAACGAAGCAGCGCCTACCTCTACTGGCGGCGTTGCTAACTGGAATCCAGTTCTAATCGCACTTGTTCGTCGTGCAATGCCTAACCTTATGGCATATGACGTATGTGGCGTTCAGCCTATGTCAGGACCTACTGGTCTTGTCTTCGCAATGCGTTCACTTTACAAGAGCAGTAAACTTGGTACAACTGCAGGGGATGAGGCGTTCTTCAACGAAGCAAACACTTCTTACTCTGGAGACTCCGGGGGTGCTGCGCACACTGCTGATCCTTCTGGTCTATCTGGTCTTACTGATTCGAATGCTGATAGTTCAATCGATAACGAACGAACCGGGCCCACCTTTGGTACCGCGATGGCTACACCTACGGCTGAGACTCTTGGTCAAGTTGGTGCAGACTCGTTCGGCGAGATGGGTTTCACAATCGAGAAGCAGACTGTTACTGCTAAATCTCGTGCATTGAAAGCGCACTACACGCTAGAACTTGCACAAGACTTGAAAGCAATCCACGGTCTTGACGCTGATGCTGAAATCGCTAACATTCTGCAAACAGAAGTGCTTGCTGAAATTAACCGCGAAATCATCAGAACGATTAACTCCCAGGCAGTAACTGGTTGTACCACTTCTAACGTTGCTACTCAGGGTATCTTTGACCTGTCTACTGACGCGGATGGTCGCTGGTCAGTTGAGAAATTCAAGGGACTTCACGTACAACTCGAAAGAGAATGTCACGCGATTGCTAAGGCAACTCGTCGAGGCAAGGGTAACATCATCATCTGTTCTTCAGATGTTGCTACTGCTCTATCCTCTGCGGGCGTACTTGATTACACTCCTGCGATGTCTACACAACTCCAGGTTGATGATACAGGCAACACGTTTGCTGGTATTATCGGTGGAAAGATTAAGGTCTATGTTGATCCTTATGCTACTGTAGATTTCGTCACTGCTGGTTATAAGGGTACTAACCCATATGACGCTGGTGTGTTCTACTGCCCATACGTGCCGTTACAGATGGTTCGTGCGGTTGGTGAGGAAGACTTTCAGCCAAGAATTGGCTTCAAGACCAGATACGGAATGGTCGCGAATCCTTTTGCACAAGGTAATGGAACAATCGTTTCTGCAGACCTAGCGCCTCCTAAGACGAACGTTTACTACCGCATAATGCGGATCGATAATATCCTTGCATAGGATAGTAGTATAAAAAGAGTTAGTTTAACTAACCACTTTAGACCTCACTAGTTCGCTAGTGAGGTTTTTTTTTGTATAAATAGATGTGTATCGCGGTGTTAGCGCACCCATACACACTAATAACTAAGAAGTAGTTACCAGCATGACTATCTATACCCACAAGCACCACATCATCCCACGTTACTCAAGATCCATAAGTTTCTGTTCTATCAGTTGCTTCTTGTAAACCTTTCGTTTCATCTCACTTTGCAAATACTCATATCTAGATTTTTCTGCGGATATAAGAGGCGTGTTGCTCAGTTCTTTGTTCCTGTAATGAGCAATGACCTCGGCGTCCTTCTTGATATCTAACCCGATGATCTCGGCCTTTAGTTCAAACTCGGCACTTCTCGCAACGTGTCTGGCATCCAGGAACAAGAATGCCGCAAACATCGATCCGAACAGCGTGAGTATAGTCAAAACAGTGGTGGCCAAATTAAGAAGATGTTTTTCGTCTTTCATTTTAGTATATCGATGAGTTGTTATTGTATTTATACTGTTAAATCAATGACTTAGTGAGTATTGTGGTTTTAGACGCAATCGACGATAATAGTTATATAACGAATTAGAGAAGAAAGTAAGGAAACGACATGATGAATAAGTTGCCTAAGATCACTAGATGCACCAGACACGCATACGAGACATACTGGCAATCAAGCAACCTCTATTGTCACCAAGGAACGTCGACTCAACACACCCATAACCGGTGTACGAAATGCGACCAGACAGCCTACCGGAACAATGAAACAGGCAAACTCTTATATCGCTAACCACTAACCAATCATGATTGAAATCAGCAAACAAGGTAAGCCGCTCAATGTCACCGTCATTACCGACGATGGGAAAAGAGTTGCCACAATAAGAAGAGAACGAGCAAAAACATTCTTGCTTGTCCTTCACACCGGAGCTCGTCCTTTCACTAGCGTGATGTTCAACACCCCGACTAACTGTACTGTTTTCACTACTCGCAACAAAGCAATCAAAGAAGCTTTAACCCAAATTCAACAATAATAGTAAATAAACAAAATGAAGAAAAGTAGACTAAGAGATATTCGCCACACTTGTGGCCTATCCAAAAAAATCAATGCCGCAGAGCGTAAAGCATTGCGAGCCAAAGAAAGACAACAAGGAAAAAAAGAGAAAAATCATGACTAATAAACAACTTATCTCGTTTGCACGCGCCCACGAGTTGCAGCAGTTTTTCCTGCAGATTTCTGACGCAGAAGGCTTTGAAGACCAAGGCCCACTTCTAGCGTTTACTATCTACGACCCTTGGGAGAAGTTTGATGTAACTGTCTACCTCACCCAGGAAAACCGAACAAAACTAAAAGCACTGTTGTAAGTGCACTGTTGTAAGTGTAAGAGAGAAAAATAATGAAAATAGACCTATCAAACGAAGGCATCATAAACGTCATCACATCTGCAGGGTTTGTAACCGCTGCCGACTGGGACAGATCAAGGCTAATACATGAACTGAAAATGCTCATCAATCGCGGTGACACCTCA